GTGGGTGTCCCAAAACCACCCTGCGGTGAGAGCCGCATACATGGGAGTTGCCACCAACTCAGGTTGCATCACAAAATCTACCCCTAGAGCCTGACCTGCATGGAAATAGTTTGCATGGCCTGTCAATTGGATACATCCTCGGCCTCGGAAACGATACCCATCACCAGAAGCCTCATCTCTGTTGCCCATGCGATTAGAGTAAACAGTATTGGCAATCAACTTAGGATTACGAGCGCAAGCCTGTGCCTTGGCAGCATCAAACCTTTTAGGCCATAACTTCTGCAAAGCCTCTGCACGATAGTTTAAATTTTCTTCAAGGATTCTAAAGTTCCCACATTCATGCCCACATTGACCAATGAAAGCCGCTTTTCTAAGTGGATTCATAATGTCAAAACGCTCAAAAGTGGCATTCAGGGCATCTACCCATTCTTCACCAATATGAAGTTGTCGGAGTTGGTCAGAGATTATCATTCAACAAATTCCTAATGTCATTGTAAGAATCTACACACGCATTCAATGCAATAGTGTTTTTATCTCCCTGTGCCACTATTTCTGCAATGGCTTCGATGGTTGCTCTTTCGGCATCAGAAGGTTCATTAGTCGGTCTGTCAGGTTCACTGGTTGCTTTTGTATCTGTGGAGGCAATGGAGGCACTTGTGGGGGCTTGTACGTTACTGGTGGGGCAGAGGCGCAGCTTGCCAGCACGATTGGCAACAGCAAGGGCAGAAGTCTTTTGATTGATAGCATTGGTAGCCTCCAATAATTTAGTAGCGTTTTGGTTGATTTGTTCGTTCAGTTGTTGCTCTGTTTTACGAGATTCTTCATTCTTCTTGGCAATGGCTATTTTCATATCTCCATCACGTTCTAGCCACCCATAATGGTGTCCAACTCGGTATGTACCAAAGAGAGATACCAAAGCACCCACAATAAGCCACGGGAGAGGTATTGGGAACATTATTCAGCCTCTTTTCTTGCTTGAGCCAACTCTTCACGCTCATGGTCATCTTCTAGGTGGTCAGGAGGGGTAGTCGGAGGAGGGCCAGGTGTCCAAGATTCATCCAACTCAGGGTTCTTCCAAACAGGCATAGCACCGAATGGTTGACTAGGCAAACCATACGCAGATTGCGGAGGGGCATAGGACGAGTTAAAACCGCCCTGAGAGCCTCCATAGCCCATTGGTTGACACATTGGTTGCGTTGGAGGATTAAACGCTCTAGCGGCACTTGACATAGCCCGTTTTCCAATAACTCCACCGATACCGCCTACGATCAACAGAACAATATCGTTCAGCATCTTGGTATAGGCTTGGTCAATCGGAGCCATGCTCTTGATAGGCTGAGTCACAAACGTCACGGAATAGAGCAAAGCAGCGACAATAAACATGAGAATGAGCGTGACTGCAACCACGACAAACCCCCAAATCCTTACCTCTATCTCTTCAGTTGTTAGGTTTAACTTCGTCAATCTTTTTCTCCAAAATTGGTGCTACTAAGTACTCAGGGCAAGTCTGAGTGAATTGGCATCTGGGTTTCTGGCAAGGTTCAGCATGGAAATTGTCTGGGTTTTGGCAGAAATACCGATATTTCTCATCACAACCAGTTAACAGTAAAAGAACCAATATGTATCTCATACCTTAACATCCACTTTAGCCCATTGAGTCTTAATCTCTTGGACTTTCTGTTGTTGTTGAGCTTGTTGGGTTAATTCTGCCAGACGCTTCATATTCTGTTGGTGGATCACTCGGTGAGCCTCTGACAACATTTGAGCATTCTGTTGGTAAGTGGTGATTCTCATTTGCCTAATCCAACCTTTCCAAGTAAAAGATTAACAATTCTGTCTGACAGATCATCAGGTAAGAATTTCAGAAAACCCAAGAAATAAAGCGCCACTACCCCGTAAACGAAGATTTTGAGGCACAAGTCAAAGGTCTTCTGGTACTCATTCATCTGCCACATCTACGAGTAGTTGCACAGAATTCCATCAACTCATTTACACCAACAAAGACTAGAAACAAAACAAAGAATATTCCACCTATTGCCAAACCAATCTCTAGTTGTTCTTGCTCTTTTTGTTTAGCTTCTTTTTCTGCTTTCTTTAATGCACTAATCTCTTTGGCATCTGCTAAGTCCATCTCTGCTTGACGGGCTTTAATCTTGTTCCAAACGTCAATCTTGCCTGTCTGCATGAAGAGCATCTTGAGTTCTTCTTCAAACGCTCTAGCCTGTTCTAAAGCCATCTCAATCTGGAGGGCAGTCCCCATGTTTGAGCCTTTGCCAGACTGCTTGGCCTGAAGCATGGCTTTTGTAGCTACAGACTTTGCGTCAAATAGCTTACCAATCATGGGCGCAAGTGAGCCTAGGTCATTGGCAACACCTGCTGCCTTCTTGACCATGCTGATTGCTGACTGTATGCCAGCTAGAGCTGTTAATGGGTCAATGGGGATCATGCAACCTCTGGCAAGTTGTAATACTTAGCTTCACCATCTTTTCTTGCTACTACTGCATCCTCTAAATTTTTGTAGTAACCAAGCCATTTATTCTTTTTGTTTACTTTGACAAATACAGTCCAACAATTATGACTTTTAATCCACGACACACCTATGTGACCACTTTTGTTATGGCTTGGCAATGAAATGTTTTGTGCGTTATCTGTAGTATTTACATCACGCAAATTACAAAGTCTGTTGTCATTTCTAATTTTATTTTTATGGTCTATGTATTTATTTGGAAAACTTCCATAAACATAAAGCCAAATCAATCTATGCACACTATAGGAAGTGCCATTTATCTTTACTGTGTAATAGCCGTGACCATTAAGTGCTTTTGCCTCTTGCCAAGGTTTAACATTTCGCCCATTACTATTACGCCAAAGTAGCATCCCACTTTCAGCATCATAGTGAAACAACTTTTTAACTGTCTCTTGGTCAATCATTTTTTCTCAACCTTTTGCCACTCAAGGCATACTACCTTTCGGTTGTAAACATCACCTGTCCATGCCCACCTGACACAACGATATTCAGTTTTGTCTTTACTAGATGCCACCAATGTAAACAACATTGATGACATTAGTAACCATTTCACGGGAAAGCCCAAATTATTATGTAACTACAAAACACAATAAGACAAACTAGAAAGAATGCCGTAACAAATGCTAGGGCAAAGTCTTTCATGTTATCTAAACAAGTCAAAAAGCCCTTGAACTGGCTTTTGAGGTATGAATTGGTCAGGGTTTGTGGTTGCTTCAGTCATAGCTTGACCCATTGCAGTACCCATGCCACCAGTGCCTTGTAGTTGCTCACCAAGTAAGAATCTAGTTCCACCTTGGCTAGAAAGAACATTAGCCAATCTATTTGCTGCTACAGGAACTCCAGCAGCCGTTACTGCTCCCAAAAGACCAGTTCCTAAACCACCCATGCCCATAGCTTCACCAATTTGGCTACCAAGGCCGTATCCACCCGTCATACCAGCGCCACCCGCAAGATATGGAACTGCCAATGCACCAGTTTGTGGTGCAGCTTTAGGAGTGACAGCACCACGAGTTGTATCAACAATGTCTCTCAACAAAGTTACTTCATCTAACAATGCAGGGTTATCTGCAAATGCGACACGTTGTGCGGTTGGACTGTCTGGTCTACCAAGATTTAAAGTTCTTGTAAATGCAGGTGCTGAAAAGTCAGTAGCCGCATCAGGATTAATAGCTCTGTTTCTGGCTTCATTCAGAATAGAGTATTGAGCCGCTTGTTTACCAGTTGGTGACATCAAACTAAAAGCAAGTTCTGCCGTAGCAGGGTTCTTATCAAAGCTAAAGCCTTGTGCTATTAGGTCAATGTCGTTTTGTGGAGTCTTACTAGATACAAGTTTGTAGATGTTTGTATCTTGTCTAAAAGGCAAAACAGTCTCTTTAAACTGCTCAATTGCTTTTGTGTGTTGTGCGCCAGCAGGTGTAAATAACTTAGTGCCATTGGCATCAATAGCGGGTGCTGCCCACACATCAACGTCATCAGCTAAACCTTTGTATAGTTGATTAATTGAATTTAATTGCTTTTCGCTATAAGAGCCTGGCACAAGACCCTTACGAACACGCTCCATCTCAGAGAATACTGTAGATTGCAAATCACGTAGCTCTTTGTATGAGCCACCGCCATTTTGGATCAATGTGTTCAACTTCTCGATTGTTTTTTCAATGACAGGAGTCTGAGAAGTAGATGGAAATTGATTGATAACATCAACAGTTGCTTGGTTTGTATTACGCAATGGAATGATGTCATCACCAGCTAATTGTTCAGCCTTTTTGAACTCAGGACTAACACTAGATTTAGCAGCTTGATATTGTTTACGCAAGTCATCAGCAATGATTTTTTTCTCGCCACCTTCAGACATTCTTGAAGGACGCAAGTTTTCAGTAGTTTTCTCAATTAATTTTTTAACTTGATTTGCTTGTGCTTGATTGGAAGATCCTGTTGAAAAACCAAATTGACGTAATTTTTCAAGTGTACCCGAACCTGGGCCACCAACATCGCCTACATCTACACGCACACCACGTTGAGCTGCAGATTCAATAATCTGACCAGTAACTGGATCACGATAACGAGTGCCAGAAGGAATATTCCCTGCACGAGCTGCAACTGCACTAGCAGGTAAACCTGTAGCCAAGTTAATGCCAAGCAATGCTAGTGGGTTTTGTACATCGTAAACATTACGAGCAATTTCAGCAGCACCAGTACCAACAGTAGCACCTGCCGCTTGAGCAATAGGTTGAGCCGCCAATCCACGACCAACAACTTGAGCAGTTAAATTAGGAGCTTGTTGCAATAAACCACCAGCACCACCCATAGCAGGAATACCTGCTACTGCACGAGTAACATTGGCAATGCCACGCTCAAAACCAGTTTGTGGTTGGGGCAAACCAAGCAAGTTTGCAAAGTTTGACATTGACTGACTAGGAGTTCCTAGTTGACTACCAGTAGCCCTGTTAATCAACATATTTAATGGTGATCCAACAATGTCAGCAACCTGTCCCAAACCTTCCATGCCATATCGAGCAGTCAAGCCAACCTGACGGGCAATAGAATCTGTATTTTGTCTTACAGGGGCTTGTGCAACAACTTGCTTACCAAGTAATGCTGGATCAATATCACGAAATCCAGCTTGAGGAACAGCAATAGTCCCAACATCAGATGTACCAATATTAGCAATTGGTGTTGGTTGTGTTGGCCTACCAATCAAAGAAGGATCAATATCACGATATGTAGCCATGTTTGTACCTACTACTTTCTCAACATAGTTTTGCGTTTCTTTAAATGGAGGAACTCCACCATACTTTTGAACATTGCCAGGACCTGCGTTATAAGCCGCAGCAACCAAGACAGGATCTTGAAATTGTTGTGATAACTGGCTTAGATACTTGACACCACCTCGGATGTTATCTTTCCAATCCATGCGGTTAACACCAAGATCTTTAGCAGTAGCACTCATCAACTGCATAGGTCCATAAGCACGATCATTAAACCTTGTCTTAGGTCCTATTGCGTTAAAGTCGCCACCAGACTCAGTTTCAACAATCTTTTGCACCAAAGAATAAGGAACGCCTTGCCTTTGGGCTTCTTGCCTAGCAAATTCGTAAACTTGTTCTTTGGTAGCCATTAGTTATAAACCCTAAAAATACCACTAGGCAATTGATATGCAGTTTTGCCCTTATCAGGACCAGCAGTAACAGGGAAACTTGGCAAATATTTACGTAACTTTGGATCTTCAAAAATAGATGAGCTACCTTGCGGAGTCTGTGACCATTGCTCAACAACATTAGGAACTGGATTCTTAGTTACATAGTTGTAATAGTCTTTCTTACGCTGATTTGCAACTCTTGTAAGATCTAAATAATACTGCACTGCTTCTTTAGGATTCGTAATTTGTGGACCACGAGAAGCACTAAATTGAATATCTTTATCTGAAGTCGCTCCAACCAAATCTTGAATGTTTGCAGAAGCAACATCAGCAACAGACTGCAAGAATAATGGAGAGTCAACAGCAACCGCTTTAGCTCTGTCACCACCAATTCCCAAACCAGTGGCAATTGCTGCAGCTTCAGATTTAAATCCTGCAAACTTACCTGGTTCAAACGCACCACGATTAATAATGTTTTGCAGATTTTGCAAGCTTGCATCAGAACTTGTAGCCGCTTGGAATCCTTTAAAAGCCGCTTCTCTAATAGGCTTATAGCCTTCAAAAGCTTGCACCTCAGAAGGAGACAAAGCAGTTGGCTGACCAATGGCAGCAGCTTCTGTCGTTCTTTGTGTTCTACCAGTTCCAGGAACAACAACATTAGTAGGTGTTGTTTGTAGTTGGGCTTGGCCTTTACCTAATTGCTCAGAATAATTTAATTGCTGAGTTGCAGCAGGAGCGCCAGGAATAACATTTGCAGAAATCATTCCAGAAGCATCAATTCCAAGCATTTGTCCAGGTCTGACTTCTGGTGGAGTAGTCAGAATCCTAGACTGCATATAGTTCTGCACAGGAGCCGCAGCATAACCACCAGTTAAAGGATTGTATTGTGAAGTAATTCCATCTTTTTGTGATGGCAAACCACGAATGATCTGCATATTAGGGTTCATCAACAAATCACCCTGAACTCTTGGTTGCAATGCAGTAATAGTTTCACGCATTGAACTCTGAGAGGCAGTAGGCAATGCCAATACATCTTGCAAAGCATTCTGTATATTAAATGGCAAACCTTGCGCTCTAGCACCCTTGATTTGCTCTTGTTGTGCCAATTGATCTGGCGTAACAGGACCCATATAAGCAGGGTTAGCTTCTTGGAATTGGGTGGGAGTGTATTTAGCTCGGAAACCTTCTAAAGCCGCCTGATCTGCTTGAGCTTGTTGACTCTTACGCAACATATCTTGCATTGTGATTGCAGTAGATGGAATTTCTGATGCTGACCGAAAGCCAACACCAGGATCACCACTCAACAAACTACCAATCAAAAATTGCTGAGTAGCCTGTTTTTGCATTGCTTGTTTTTCAGCATCAGACAAGCCCGTCAATGCGGCATCAGATAACAACCCAAGATTAAACATATAAATTCCTTATCTGAATAGACCAAACAAACCTTGGCCTGATGAAGAACTCTGTTGCATACCAGAACCACCAGCAACATTAATACCCATTGCTTGATTGAGAATCTGCTGTTGCTCCAAAGGAAGATTGCGAATTGCATCCAACTGTTGTTGAGTGAATCCTTGTTGCAACAACCCTTGGTCACGCATTTGATTGGCTTGAGCAAAGCCAAGGTTTTGCAAGTTAGTGGCAGCACTAGCAAGTTGATTTGCAGCTACTGTTCTTTGCTGATTGGCTTGTAATCCTGCACCTTGATTTGCCAAATTAGATTGCAAGAAGTTTTGTGCATTAGCCAAAGCAATTTGATTTTGAGCAGCTTGGTTTGCAAGGTTAGCTTGTTGTTGGTTTTGCGTATTAAGCTGACCAACATTAAAGTCATAACCTTGATTAGCTAGATTGGCTCTTAACATTGCCTCTTGATTAGCTTGTGATGCAGTCAAACCAGTTGCTTGATTAGCACGAGCCGCTTCCAAGGCCGCTTGCTGATTAGCCAAACCAAACTGACCAGCTAATTGCAAGGACTGCTGAGTTGTCGCTAAGTCTTGAGCTTGGTTAAGTTGTTGTGACTGCATCTGACGAGCCAAATCTGCTTCAGAAGCACGTTGCGCTGCTTCATAAGCTTGAGCATTTTGTTGAGCAATTAATCGAGCCGCATTCTCTCCAAACGCACGATTAGTTTCTGCTTCTGCAACACCTTGTCGTGATCCACCAAAGGCTTTAGCCGCAGTAGCTTGAGCCGCAGTCTGTTGTTGTTGCAATTGGCGTGAACGCTCTAAATCTTGCAAGCTTTGATCTGTGACAGCCCTAGTAAATGGATTCATGTATTGTTCAATGTTCTGATTCAAGAATGAACCAGCACTAATATCACGAATATTTGCACGAGCTTCTGGCGCAATTTGCCTTAATGCTTCTGAGGCAACATTAGCACCAGAAACACGATCTGCCGCAATGCGCTCTGCAGCAAGACGTTCTGCACCAACATCACGAACTGTACCACGCCCTAACTGAGCTGTTGGAGACAAAGCGGCTTGCACATCACGAGATGCTACTTGTTGTGGCTGATATGCGGCTTGTTGTCTTAGTAAATTAGCCGCTTCACCAGCATACAAAGTTGGTGCGCTTAGTGGACTAGCGTACAGTCTATTTAAATTAAAAGCTTGTTGTTGGTCAGCATTAAACCCTGCAAATTGACGAGGTCCTAAGTTAGACGCTACATTTTCTGCGCTTTGATAATTTTTTAAATATAGATCACGCAGTGCAGGATCTAATTGCGATGAACTTTCGCTTGAGCCGCCTAGAGACATATTATTCCCCTTGTATCCATTTAATTGCATCATCATGTGACGTAAAATAACGCCACATTTCCGTACTAGTTTCTCTCATTGCTTCTTGTCCTCTAAGCAATAAGACTATCATTGGTGCTATTTGTAATGAAATAATACGCAATGTGAGCGCATAGGCTCTGTCATTAGTATTACCATTTTCAAGTTCTACAGAGTCTTGCCAAGCATTTATACTCTGAATCACCAAAGGCATTAAAAATGACCTATTAGCGTTAAAGAACTCATTTGTAGGTAGCGTCACCAAAGCGTTCCAAAAGACAGCATCTATCTCTTTACGACTAGGCTCTTTATCTTTATCTACTAAGTCATCCCATAACTCAGCAATACTTGATAAAGCGACTAAAAAGTCTACAGCACTTTGGTTGCCACCAAACCATTCTAACAGTTTGGCATTTCTTATTTCACGCCATTCGTTAGTATCATGTTCTATCATAATATTTATACAAGAAAATAGCTAGTTTTACCGCAAACTGCCAAGTTTGCCATCAAACCTAATAATACCTACTCGCCAATCAGTTAGGGTGTTACCCTGAATCTTTACCGCTACTTGTCTACCAGTAATCCTAATAGAAGTGGGAGATGACAAGGTATATGGACCATAGTCATATTTGGTTGTGTTTGGGTAGAACTTAGTGCTGAAACTGGCGGTTACATCACCCGCAGTCTTTTCATCAGGAATCATTCCCGTCAGACTCATAGTCCTTTCTCCAACACCTAACTCAATGGGTCCAGACTCAGCGAAAAGTGTCTGAGAATCATAGTTATAACCTACTTCATGCTCATAGACATAACCATCAGCATCCACAAGAATAGGGTTGCTAAAGATACCCTTATCAGTACCGCACGTACGTATTAACGTACCAATAGACCAATGATTCTCACGATAGTTGTAAGTGACATAGGAGTCATTTTCATTACTTGAAAGACTTGGGTAATACCACCAAATCTCACCATAAGCAGAGTTATGGACGCAGTAGATTTTAGAGGCTTGAGTAGTGTTCAGGTTGCTATAGACATAATCTGATACATCAGAAGGCAAAGGCTTAACAAAGCCGTCAAACACCCAGAAACCTGATCCAGACATCCAGATACAGGCGTTGTCAGTAGCCGCTACTGATTGTTTAGAGATAACTCCGCAACCAGTACCAACACGCTCAAAACTGTAGATGTAAGGAGGGCCAATATAAGTTGCAGTGTGGACATCCACATCTGTGAACAGAATAGTAGTTCCACGGATTCGTTTGGCGCATTGCAATGACCCAATAGTAGTTAGTTCAAAGTCACCCGCTTGGTTTGTCGCTAAAGGAGTCCAAACAGTATTATTCTCTTGGTCACACCACTGAACCTTACGTGGATTACCACCCGCACCCAAGGCAAATACAAAGCGTTCCTGAGTAACAATAAGACCTGCATTTCCTGTAGGAGCATTTGTTAGAGCGGCAGCGTCTACCGCAGTATCCAATTGCCACTCAAGAAGCTTTCCATCCTTAGATGAGCAACCAACCAGATACTCACCCCATGTGTCCAATGACCATGTAGTGGCGGGAGTAACAGATCCTAAGTCTGGTCTGGCAACACCATATGCAAAACTACCATAAGTGCCATAGCCATAACCAATCTTTTGTACGGCATCAGCATCACCAACAGTAAAAGATGTAGGGGTAATGTCAGTTAATGTATTACCTTCGCTTAATACATATAACTTTGAATGAGTGCCAATGGCAATCCTTCGGTTATTTGAGTTATCACGCCAGTTAATCAAACCTCTAGCTTTGCCTGACAGTTGAGTTTCTGTGCGTTTTCTCCAACCACCAACAGGGCGAATAGTTCCCTCAAACCAACGAACTAGGTTAGAGTTGTTCCAACGACCTTTAGATTGATACTCAGTACCATTCTTAAAGACACCTGGTGGAATTTGCAGTGGAATGTAGGCCATACTTTGTCAATCAGGTTGGTATGTTAGAAACAAAGCTCATTGTAGCAATAACGCTAGGAACTGCGGGTCTAGTTGGGCTAGTGCTAGTCCCAAAAGCTTCAATACTTACACCAGTATTTTCAGTTCTCCACACAATCTCAACGTAATCATTAGCAGCCATGTCAACAAAGAAATTCAATGCAGCAATGATATGACTTGGGTCACCAGCACTTTTTCTTGGAGGAGGATGAAATCTACTGTTTGAGTTTGCGATATTTGTTCCATTCTTACGAAACCAAACATCCACATCTTGACCATCATTTGTGGTGTTTTTAAACTGAATGGAAAACTGTAAATTGTAAAGACCTGGGTTACTTACATTTAATCTTGAAGAATTAGATAAAGTAACACCATTAGAGAAATCTGTTGTGTTAAATGTAATCGCATAGGCAACAGTTGTACTAGCGGCAGTTTGGTCTGTAGAGTCTTGAAAAGCACCATAAGGGAAATTGATGTACTTTCCACCCATGATAGAAGTGATGGATTGGATAGCATTGACCAACTTAATGAAGAATGTCCTCAATGCACCATTGTTTTGGTTTTGTACTTCTTGAGAGTAAGCAACAGCAGAAGTTCCCAAATTAGGAACTGGTGGCATATCAAGTTGTTGCTTCCCAGACATTACTTCTTAATCCATGTTTGCCAGATAGCACCCGCTGCCATAATCAATCCACCAACCCACAGAATAGGTTTGGCAACAGAAGCAATCCACCCCAAGACTTTAAAAGCCCCATCAAGGGCCTTTATAGCCTCTACAAGCCCTTTTGTGTTCTGGTCTATACTATCTACCTTGGTTTCAACTTCAACGAGCCTGTCGTAGATTTGCTTGTGGGTGACTTCGTTTTCCATGGTTTACTCCACAGTTTCTTTTGGCACTTGCGCTTCAGCCTGTTCTTTGATTTTAAGAATCAGAGGCCACACGCCTGACTTGCTTGGCAATTCACCAAGAGTCTGCAATACAAAGTTAATCTCGTTAACGTCTAGTTCTAGCTTCATGCTTGACCCCATGGCAAACCCTGTGCCGTTACAGGATTCTTCTGCAAAGCAATCTGAGCCGCCAGAGCATCTTCTGTGGCTTGTTTATTAACCGATTCCCAAACCCAATTCAATACTTCTGCTTCAGTAACTGAGGCATAGGGGATTGTGGGTGTTCCTGCTTGCCAAGATGCAGTGGAGTAGATGGAAGCCGTGTAGTCCCCATCAACCGCAGTTGCAGTCCAGTGGGCTGTAGAAATGAAACCATCAGAAGTTTGATAGTCTGTTTGGGTGATTTTCCATGTAGTCATGTTAGTTTTCCTTTAAAAATTAGCAAGCCATCAAAACGCAAGGCACACAATATGAGCCATCTGCGTATGTGCAAGTGATGTGGTTTGAAGTTACTTTTGCAACAGTTTTAGAACGAACAATGTCATCGCCTTGTGGCTTGGCAGTTCCATCACCCGCAGACATGAGCAAGTCACCACGAACAACAGTTACACCTTGAGCAATGCGGATAATCATGTCGCCTGTCATTGCCATATTAATTTCGTCAACATTGTGGTCTTCATCATGTGACCAGTTAACAAACACACCCGCAACATTTGCATCGCCTTCGATGTCAGACACTTTGACTTTGTTTAATTGCTCATTGGCAACAGGCTGTCCATCTTTTGTGTAGACGTTCATCTCATCAAGGTTAGACAAAACTGTACCTTTGACAATTGAATCATCTTTGGCAGTTGTTGTTTGTGCCCAGCGGGATAAGTGACCGCCATTGTATGAAACAGTTGTTCCTGATACAGAGATACTGCCTTCAAGTGTGTTGGCTTGATAAAACGCAACCAAAGTTCCATCGTCAGTTAGTCGGTTTATTTCAAGTACATTTCCCGCAGACCTTACAAAATAAGCAAGACCATTTCCATAAAGAGTACAACCAGCCGCATCACTAGTTGCTGTTTTACCTACAAGAAACACACCGCTTCCATCAAACCTACCAGCTTCGGTCGCACTTCCTGCGTTTGAAGTTGTATAGAACGCCATTGCAGTATTGTTGTTGCTAAGAATCTGATTGATAAATCGGATACCCGCATAAACAGTAGTGCTGTTAGGCCCAAACAAATAACCGCCATTTGTAACAGGGCTTGCTGAACTTCCATTAACAGTTTGGAATTGATATACGCCACCATTAACAACTAATTTATCGCTGTTGGCGTTGCTTGTAGTCCCCACCAGCAAATTCCCACTGGCATCCAGAGTCATTGCCTGAGTAAAGGTAATGGTGTTTCCTGCTGTGCCTGAACCTGCGTTGTACCAAGCAAATCCACCTGCTCCACTGGGCGAAATTAACATTTGAGACGCTTGACCCGTCCCAATATATTTGTAATTGCTTCCATCGTAGTATGAATTCCAGCCGACAAGTGTTGTGCCACTTGAATTAGCAAAAGCTCCATTGTTTACCTGAAGAGCTTTGTAACCGCTCCAAGCACTAGGAGTAACTCCCAAGCCTAGATTACCTGAGGAGTCGATACGGGCGCGTTCTGTGGCGTTGTTAGTTGCAAATACCAACGGGCTTGTGGTGTCGTTTAAATCTGGCCCAATTTGCATAAAAATGCCGGGCGCATATTTAATAGAAGCAATACCATTAGCCCCACTAGACCCAGTTCGTAAATCAAGACGAACATACCCATTTGATGCCGTGTTATCAAAGAAGTTGCTAATGTATCCAGCAGCAGATGACCCAGATGTGTTAAACCTTGCAGCAGGACTACTCGTCCCAATCCCCACATTGCCGCTGGAGTCAATCCGCATAACCTCCGCACCACCTTTAGCAAAAGCAATAGTGTCAGCAGCTGGGAAGAAGATGCCTGTGTTTGTGTCGCCTGTGGTGGTAATGGCTGGTGCTGCTGCTGAACCCGCTTGAACTGTTGTGACACCAGTTACTCCAAGAGTGCCTGATGCCGTAATATTTGCAAAGCCTGCCGTACCTGTCAATGTCGGAGAGGCAGACAAAACATTGTTGCCAGTGCCTGTGCTTGTGCCAACACCAGTGCCACCTTTAGTGACCTTCAGCAATGGACCTGCATCAAACAGTGCGTCAATGCTGTCCAGATCGGTATTGATCTTTGTTCCCCAGGTATCAGTGGATGCACCGACTTCGGGTTTTACAAGTGCTAGATTTGTGGTTGTTGTATCAGCCATTTTTCACCTCATGCGGCAATTTGCCAAGATTCACTATTATCCGCAACATCAGTCCAAGTTTCACTTGAATCGCTAATTGCAGTCCATGTTTCAGATACGTCTGTAATTTGTGTCCAAGTCTCATCAGTATCATTAATTCCTGTCCAAGTCTCAGATACATCGCTTTCAGCAAGCCACTTTTGATTACCAGAAACACTCATGCTTGATACGCAAGCAATACTCAAAGAACCAGTCTGCTTTCTTTGACTACCAACAGTCATGCTACTAGATGCAACTATCGGGAAGTTAGCATTAGCAATAACTTGAGATCCAACAACCAATGTTGACGAATCAGCAACAGTCATTGTTGCAAAAGCAACCCTTACCCCATTAACAACTAATGTACTAGCATCAGTAGTAGTTAAAGCACCAATAGCAACACGACTTGCTGACACAGAAACAGTGCTAGAACTAGAAATAGCAGACGCACCTATTGCAACCCTTGTTGCAGATGCAGTAACAGAGCTAGAACTAGAAATTGATGCCGCACCTATCGCCAATCTATTAGCAGATACCGCTACAGAACTTGATGCTACTATTGCAAACCCACCTGTTTTAACAACATTAGCCGCAACCGCTACAGAACTGGTATCAGAGACAGCTACAGCACCTATACAGATGCGTGTA